TTCGCCCTCGAAGCCGAACTCGTCGCTGTCGACGAGGATCGCCTCGGGGTTGGCCGTGGCGTTCAGGCTCACGTTCGTCGTGAACATGTACGTGATGCCGCCGAATTCGCCGATCTCGCCGTTCCGGGTCACCTCGTCGCCGACATCGGTGCCACGCTCGGCGAGGAAGTTCGTGATCGACTCTTTGCCGGCAGGGTCGACCAGCGCCATGTCGGCGGTGAACCCATCTTCACCGCGGTTGGCGAGCTCGGTCACGCCGGCGTTCATGTCCTGGAACGAGAGTGTCCCGTCCCCATCGCCGACAGCACTGCCGGCCGGCGCCGCGGCGTCGAGCACTGCGAACGCCGACCGGTCCAGCCGCTTGGCCATATTCTTGGCGTGGCCGTCGATGTGATCCTGCAGGAGGTCGAAGATGTTGTCGTTGATATCCTCCTCGGGGATCTTCGACCCCTTCTTGTAGATCTCGCGTTCGAGCGTCGGACGGCCGTACTCTTCGCGGTCGTAGGTGACGTCCGCACCAGGCTCAACCTCTTCCGGTTCGCCGAGTTCTTCGGCCGGCACCGGCACCTGGAACGACTCACCGGCGCCCTCAGGCACGCCGCCGGGCGGCTCCTGGAAGAACTCGCGGACGACAGTTCTCGCTTCGATACGTTCAGTTGCGAACTCCGCAACAGTCTGCGGGTCGATTATCTGGTTAACGTTGGGTAGCGGCATTCAGAACCTCCGTGTCTTGCGATTGTATGTGCTGATTAGCGTGCGATTCTTAGACATCGACGTGGGCGGTGCCCGCCGGGACATCCGGAATCCCGCTTGGGGCAGAACCCTCGGCGTACATGGTCATGATGCCTTTTACTGAGGTGCCAGCCGCGAGCTGGCCTTCGGTGCCAGAGGAGCCGACCTCGACACCGGGGCCAACTCCACCAGCGACATTCGCGACGACCGGCCCGCTGAAGACTACCTTGACGAGATCGCCAGCGCTGTAGCCATCGCCGTTGTTGTAGCCGGCGATCCCGTAGACGACCGGATCGTTGGTCCCATCGGCCGTCACGAGTTCGCCGTTCGTGTCGAGTGCGACGGCGTCACCGGCCGAGAGACTCTCTGCAGCGGTGCGGGTTTCGGTGTGGGTCGCGTCGCCCTTATGGGACTGACCAGGTTCGAGGCTCATGCGTCACCTCCCGTGAGGTCGGCAAGCTGAGCTTCGACGCGCTCGCGCTCCTTCTCGGCGAGCGGACCCTCCTTGTCTTCGAGGTCTTCGAGTCGTGCCTCGAGCTCGGCTTTCTGGTCCTGCTCGGCCGCCGACAGGGTAGCACTCGCGCTGGCCTGCTCGCCAGAACTCCCTGACCGGACGGTGGCTTCCGTGTTTTTATCAGCAACGTCGTCGACGCTGGCTGCGTCGGCTGCCTCGACCTTCTCGCGGAGTTCAGCAACCTCGAACTTCTCGATGAGTTCGTCTTCACTGAAAACGCTGCCCGCATCGGCCAGCACTGCTGCATACGCACTGGCCACATCGTCCCGTTCAGTTTCAAGCTGTTCAACTCGGTCTTCCAGTCGCGCGATTTCCTCGTTTTTCTGCTGGAGGGTCGCGCGGAGTTCTTCTTCCTGATCGCTCATGTTCTCCTCGCTGCTGTCTCCAAAGGAACACCCGTCCTCGCGAGCCGCGTCCATCAACTCCTCTTCACTCATGTCGACGACCTCAGCAAAACCAGCCAGGCGGTCAGCTGGCGGGCACTGAATTTCTCCTTCGAGGATAGTGTTCACGGTGCCGTCTTCGATGCCCGCGGCGTCGGCCATCGCATCAACGGCATCGGCACGCTCCATGTCCATGTCGGCAATGGCGTCAGCGAGTGTATTCGCCAACGTCGAGCCGAGATTCGCTTCTGGCATAGTATCAGACTCCTCGTCATCCAGGACCTCGCCTTGCGGGTCATCGGGCTGGGCCATCCGCGCCGCCTCGGGCGCGTTCTGCCACGGACCGAGGAGCTCCGACGCAGACTTAATGACTGTGCCAGCCTCGAACTCCTCGCCAGTCCAGTTATCGAGTTTGTAGACTGGTTCCTCTTCGGTTGCCTCACGCGTCACGTCGGCACCGTTCGCGGTGACGGTTTCACCCGGTTCCGTGACGATCTCGGCGACGCGGCCGGTCCCAGGACTGGCCGACGTCGACCAGCGGACGAGGTCACCCTCGTCGAACTCAGCCGTCGCAGCGAGTTCGCCCCGTTCCTCGAGCATCTCAACCAGCGCCTCATGCGATGGGGCGGGCATGAAAACCGCATCCTCGCCCTCGTCGTGCTGGTGGATATCACCATTCTCGATACCCATCTCCTCAGCCTTCGCGACGGCCTGGTTCGGGTTCTCGAAAATGAACTCGTCCGGGACTGCCTGCAGATTCGCTGAGTCGTCTCGATGTGTCGCCATGTCTGCCGCCTGTGTCGTGCCGAACAGGTCATCCGGAGCTGCTTCGAGCATCGCCTGGACGCGGTCGCTGATCGTACTCCGCGTCTCGTCGCCGAGCCCCTCAACGCCGCCGCGGGCACCCGACAGCGCCGCGTCGATTGCGACAAGTGCGCGCGTGTTCGCCGCGGCGTCCGGATCAGTCCTGAACGGTAGTTTCCAGTTACTCTTGGCGTCACGCGCCTCATCGTCCGCCGGCACCACCATATGCGTCTGGTCGAGCGCGGCAGCGGCGTTGGCGTCCTCGGAAGGGTTGGGCATCGCCGCGACTGCCGCGTCGCCGTCCCACTCAGCGTCTGTGAATCCAGGACCGTCAGCAATCTCATCAACCGTCACGTTCGTCGACTCGAATGGGATTGCCTGCAGCGCCGCCTCGGCGACCTGCCCCTCACTCGCTGGCGCCGCGGGAAAGCCATCATGCCGCGTCACCGACTCTGGTTTCCGAGCGACGAGTGCGTCCGTCGCGACCCACTCGTTACCCTGCCCCGGCTCAAAACGGTTAATCAGCAGCGCCGGCGCCGTGACGACGCGGTCGGTCGAGAGTAGGTTGTCGAACTGGCCCTGCTGAATCGTGGCGCGGACTTTCCCGTACGCAAGCGTACCGTTTCCGGTGCGGTAGGCGACCACGTCGCCGTCGCTAAGTGCGTCCAAATCAGCGGCTGCCGCATCCTCTTGGGCGATTTCGATCTCGTCGGCGACGCGCTCGGCCCATTCGAGACCCGTCCCTGTCGCGGTCCCACCCCAGAGCGCGTACTGAACTGGGCCACAGCCATCAGTCCACGTCGCCTCATCCCACTGCGTCGGTGGCTCATCGATGCCTGCGACGTCTTCCTCGTGGCTATCGAGATAGTCTGGAATCGCCGTTTCGTGATCGCCCCCCGTCGTGAAGTCGTCGGGCGCCAACTCACCGCTCTCGATGGTTGCGGCACGATCGTCGCCGACACCAGTGCCACAGTCGGAGAGATCATTGAATCGGTCCTTGGCGGCCTGGGCTTCAACAACCGCATTGACGACAGCCTCAGGAGGTGTCGCGTCAATTGTCGTGCCATTGACCTCAAACTCGACAGTTGGCGGCTCTGCGAGGGCTGCGTGGATGGCCTGAGCCGATAGCGCGGCTGCCTCGCCCGGCGATGCTGACGCGGACGGTGCGGCGCCCCTTTGAAGCAGCGACAGCCCTGTGAATTCAATCTGTGTCGCGAGCATCGCCTCGCCCCGATCCGTCTCAACCGCTCCTCCGTCAGCGTGATCTGCCTCAATCGAGACTTCGAGCTGGCCATTGGCAACCTGCTCGGCCAGTCGTGAATCCTCAAGTTCGGCCTCGTAGATGACGCCTCGGTCTGGGTCGAAGCCAGCTGCGATCACCTCGCCGACATCCTGCTCGGAGTGGAGTGGGTTGATCGAGACTCCTTCGAGCGTCGACGCGGCTGCTCGCAGGTGCTCGGCCTGCCAGACTTTGCGCTCGCCTGATAGGCCGAGCGTGACGTCACCAACGCCGATGGCGACGCCGCTGATGATCTGGCTGGCTTCAGCACAGCCGGCGATCCGACTCTGAACGGTTTCTGTTAGCATTGCTATGAAATCACCTTATTCGATGACAGGAAGTATACTGCATCTACATCTGGGATGGACCGGCGGCTTGACAGGATGCTCGCCGGCGAGATGGTCGGGTTCGGACTCGCTCGGCTGAAACTGAAACGTCGCATCGCGGAGCGTGTCAGTCCCGAACACCTCGCCTTCGAGTGCCTCGCAGATCGGGCAGACACGGTCATCGTCGGCCGTCGCGAATTCGCCAGAGAGTGTGACGCCCTCGATGCCAGCCCGCTCGTAGCGGTCGAGTGTCGCATCTGAGTAACTATTGATGACTTCCGTTCGGGCGAGTGTCTCGGCGCGTGTTCGCTGGATGCTCTGCAGCTCGTCGGTCAACCGCCGCGCCATCTCCCGTGGGTTGACACCTTCGGCGAGCCCCTGTGTCAGGACCTCGCGGACTGTGGGCGCGGCCTCTGCAGTGATCGACTGTAGGTTCTCGAATGTGCGGATATAGAGCCGCCGGAGTTGCCGACGTGGGACCGCCAGCCGAAAGATGTTCTCAGTCTCGTCAACGCTGACGCCCCGCTGACGCAGACGCTCCCGGGCTGCCGTCCACCCGGCGGCGTAGGCACGACGGATAAACTCAGCTGTCCAGTGCTCACCGTCGCGGATTGCCTGGCGGCCGAGCGGCTCAAGGACGTTCTCACGCAGTTGCTCGCGCAGCCACTCCTCGAAGGCTCGGGCCTTCCCCGAATCAGTCGGGAATCGCTTGATCTCGTCGCCATCGGCGAGACGTGCGTCCGAGCGGAGACCGAAGACATCCTCCTCGTAGCCGGCGACCTCGCGAACCTGCCCGCGGACTGTTCGGAAGCGGCTGACGACGGCCTGCTGGAACTCGTCGCGGAGCGACGCCGTGCGTGTCGGGTCGCCCGAGAGTTGTCGCAGGCGGGCGTGGCGGTGGGTTGTACTCATGCGTCAGTCACCTGGTAGGAACGAATCCCCGCGCCAGAAGTCGTAGCCGCCATAGACCCAGTCGAGAAACGCGCCACAGAAGCGGTCTGGCGACGCGACTTCGCCGCGCATTTCCCGCTCGCAGGAATCGAAGTCGCCGCCCATCGAACTGAATGCATCGAGGCCGATCACGCGTGCCGGTGTCTCTGCCTCGCGCCAGGACTCGGGTGGGCTAAACGCAAGCTCGGCCGTCTCCTGGCCCCCCTCGCACAGTGACGCCGCCTCCGTCTGCTCAAGTGTCGCAAACGGATCGATGTCAGAGCCAGTTTCTGACAGCTCCATGTCTGACGCCTTGAAGAACCGCACCGGCTGCCCTGACTGCTCGGTGACGACGCCGTAAGTCGGCGAATCTGACGATGCCTCGATCTCGTCGGGGACGTTCGCAACCTCAGCGAGTTCCTCCGGCGCCGCATCCTCCGTGATCGCGTCAACGACCACTCCGAGCCCGTCCGGCGTATCTACGACGTCGCCAGCCTGGAAGCGGTTGGCCAACTCAATGTCACGAAACTCCGCGAACGCTTCGCGTACTGCCGGGTCAGACTCGTCCGGTGGTGCCAACTCTTCTGCCGTCGTATCGTCATCCAGGACCGCGTCAGGATCCATATCGAGAAGTGTCTCGATGATAGTTTCTCGCGGCAGGATCGCGGTCGCGCCGCCGGCCGGGCCTGCGGCCGTCGACAGTCCACTCATTAGGTCACTGAATGCAGCGGCGTCAAACTCCTCATCCCGCAGCGGCGACTCCGACTGCGAGGGGCGGAGTCGGAGTTGTGGCGTGACCGACAGCGTCTCGGCGGCGTGGGCGTCGTCATGGACGAGTTCGCGTGCCTTCTGCTCGAGCACAGCCTGGAAGTCGGCCTCGAGCCGTCGTCGCTCCCGTTTCACCGCATCGCGGTAGTCCTCGCGTTGCTCGCTCGTGATGTCGCGGTTGATGTCGCCCGCGAACCCGACGCGATACAGCGGCGTCGGCATCGCCGTCAGGATGTACTCGATCTCCTGCTGGATGATGTCAACAACGTCTGGGACCTGCCCTTCGACCTCGATGAGGTCCGCCGGCGCGTTAGTCACGCTGACTGTGTCTGGGTCCAGTTGCTCGCCACGGTCGCTGACGTTCGGCGACAGGTTATCGCGGACCTTCTTGACGATCTCCTCATTTGTTGTATCGACGGTCGCGATGATGTTCCCGAAGGCCGTATTCAACACCGACTGGTCGACATAGCGGAGTTTCTTCCGCAACGAGGCAGCGCGGTTGATGACTGTCGCCGAATCGGGCCGCCCGAATAACGCTCCCGTGTCGGGATCACGGGCCGAGACGGTGATGTCATCGAGCGCGAACGGGATTTCATCGCGATCCTCCGCGCCGAAGATGTCATCAAACTGCGCAACGGCGGCCGTCTTCCCCGCCGGCGTCGTCGGAGCTTTCTCTCGCGAAAGGTCGCCCAGGTCCTGCACCGCGACCGAGTCGAAACTCCCCGGTTCATCATCGGGCCGGAGGACGATCCCCTTCCCCTCACGCGTATAGGCCG